ATATGGATTTTAATTTGGACAAATATTTTGGACCAAGTAATGTTTATGTTCCACCGGAGGATCTCCAAATTCTGGAAGATTATGGAGTGCAGGCTTTTGCGATTGATGATGAAAATCAACACTTGATGAGAGAGCTCACTTATGAAGAAGCGATTCAAGGTATTCCTGGTGAAGAGTACCTACCATCTATGAATCGACAAACATCACCTGGATATCCTTATGTCCTGAAAAGGAAAGGTAAGGGTAAGACACAATGGTTGGGTAAAGATGGAGACTTATTGGTTGACAATGAAGAATTGAAAACTGATGTCGAAGACTTACTTGATCATGCATCACAAGGAATACGTGATCCCATTGTTTTTACAGCGCTGTTTAAGGATGAGAGAAGACCTATCAAGAAAGTTAATGAGGGTAAAACCCGCATTTTTGCGGGTGGACCCATGCATTTTACTATTGCGATAAGGATGTTCTTCTTGGGCTTTTGTGCAGCGTTTATGAAACAACGGATACGGAATGGATCTTTGGTTGGATCAGATGTGCACTCATATGACTGGACTAGATTTGTTAAATATTTGAATGAAGTTTCAGATGTCAACGAACCAAATTTTCTGGCAGGCGATCATAGTAATTTTGATGGATCTTTGATTCTTCAAATACTATGGGTTGTCTACCGGATTATAGAACGATTGTATAAGCGTACAAATGATTTGACCACTTATGTTTTGTGGAGTAGTATATGTAATTGTGTATTGTTATTTAAGACATTGTTGTTTATGTTGACACATTCTCAACCGTCTGGTAATCCATTGACTACTGTTATAAATACTATTTATGGTCGTTTATTATTTTTCTATACTTTGTTACTCTTGTTGCGAGATATTATTAAGAATGGAGATGATGACCAAGTTGAAAAAGCTATGGTTATTATCAAAAACATCGATAAATATTTTCGAGCTGGCATTTATGGAGATGACATTGCTGCTGTGCTTAGCCACGATTTACGTGGATTAATTACGCCAGATGATGTTACTCGTAAGATGGCAACACTTGGACATAAATTTACTGATGAACTTAAGAGTTCTGGAAAGCAGGAGTTTAGAACATTACATGAAATTTCAATTTTGAAGAGAAAATTTGTTTTTGAACCAACTCTGAATAGGTGGTTTGCTCCATTGGAACTTTCTGTTATTTTAGAAATGTTGAATTGGGACAAATGTAAGACCAAGTATGAAAAATATGAACAATTGACACAGAATATACAGACTGCGTGTGTGGAATTTGTGTACCATGGAGAAGAAACCTTCAATTTTTGGACAAAGAAGATAAGACAAGCTCTTCGTGAAGC